GTTGTTCGTACAAATCACGGACACCTATTCACCGATGCTGGGTACACACATGGTGAGAAATATCTAAGTTCACAATTAAGAAAGATATCAGCTGAGAAATCGGTTGATAAAGTAGATGATTGGACATCAATAGCACAGGCTATGAGAAAGGAATACTTTCCAAAAAGACCTATGTTAAATATGAAAAGGGACACAAAGGATATGTCTACTTCTTCACAAACGGTAATGAATCTTACAGACCGTATATTACAAATTACTTATTTTAAAGATAAAGTAAACGAATTTAAAGGTATTAATAGACAACTACCTGATGGATATCAACCAAAGATTACTATTGAAGTAATCCCAGTTTAATTTCAACATTTTAATAGAACCATATTTATATACATACAAAATGTAAATATATTAATATGTCAAATGATTACGAATTATTTAAAGGAAAGAATTTAAGCTCTCTTTTTGAAGATATCTATAATAACCAACTTTCAAAAAAATCAAAGATAAGTTCTCTAATAGAGGAACTTAAAAAGATGATTAAACACTCCGGCGATGTGGCTAGTGTAGGACCTATACTATCTTCACTAATTGATAGTTCTGTAAAGAACGATGACCAATTGGTTAAACTTGCAACTATTGCAATTAAAATTATTGCATCTGAAAAGAAAGCAGAAGGACAGGATGGATTCTTAACTGAATTTGAGAAAAATCAACTATTGCAGGATTTGGAAGATACCAAAGCAGAAGTTGAAAGGGTTGATGATTTAGAATTTGAGTTGGAAGATTTAAAAAAGAAAATGAAGTAATATGTCATTAGAGAATTCACAAACAAGTGCGGTAAGTTCCGTACAAAGCGCAGGTACTAAACAACCAATGGGATTTGGTATTGTGTATTCTATTATTTTAGATGAAACCCACCCATATTTAAAGGGCCTTGGTGAACAGCAATTAAAAATAAAAGGCGAAGCATCATATGTAGGGGCGGTACAATATCGAATAGTAGGACAACCATCTGCTGATGATGCATCTTTACCTCTTGCATATCCATATGATAAAAATTTTAAAACATTACCATTAGTAAATGAATCGGTAGAAATACTTCAAAATAATGGAATATCATACTACAAAAGAATAGGTTCGGAAAAAACGCCAAATTTAGATACTAAAAAAACATTAATATCGGAATTATTTCCACCTGTACAACAAGCAGAAGATAAGAAGAAAAATTATAAGACAGTTCAAGAAACAGGTACTACTATGAGTAATGTTGATGAATCTGCAAAATATAATAAATTTGGTGATTATTTTGTGGAAGAAGCTGGAATACATAAATTAAAATTATATGAAGGTGATACTTTATTAGAATCTAGATTTGGACAATCAATAAGGTTTTCTGGATTTAATAATTCTGAAAAAACATTTTCACCAACTATAATAATACGAAATAATGAAAGCGCAGAATCTAAAAAGCAATTAATAGTTTTACCAACAGAAGAAGATGTAAATAGAGATGGTAGTGTAATAATACTTGGTTCTAATCAATATCAATTACCATTTCAACCTGGTACAATATCTGATAAAGGTTCATCTGATTTTGAAACAAAACCAAATTCATTTAAAGCATTTCCATCTAAATTAATTGGAGACCAAATTTTAATAAATTCTGGTAGAGTAATCATATCAGCAAAAAATGCAGAAATGATGTTTTTCTCAAAAAAGAATTATGGGTTTGTTTCAGATGGAGCCATGTCAATCGATAATAAATTAGGTATTGATGTGACTGTGGGTGATAATATAAATGTAACGGCAGCTGATAGAGATATAAATTTTAATACATCAAATGGTAAAATAAATTTAGGTAATACAAAATTAGAACCATTAGTAAAGGGTGATAGTTGGGTTTCTTTAATGGAAGAATTAATAGATGCAATAGTAGCACAGCAATTCCTAACACCAGCAGGCCCATCTGCAACTGGACCTGTAAACGTACCATCATTTAATACAATAAAATCAAAATTAAAATCCGTATTGAGTGAATTAAATAAAACTTCTTAAAATGTCTTGGGATATATTCAAACAAAATATTTTAAACGTTGTAACAAATGCAGAAACTATAAAATCAACGGATGAGGTTGCAGATTTATATGCAAAGGAATACGATGCTGCTATAAAAAGAGGTAGCGATAACTTATTCCAATCTAAAATGAAGACTGGTAATATTGAAAGTTTAAAATTATTTATAAAATTAGCTTTGGATGCCGGTGTATCGCAAAAAGAACCATACGATTTAGTTGGAGAAATGGGAAAAGGTGTATTGGCTTATTGGGCTGGTGCTCAATTAGACCCATCATCTGTTCCATCACCACCCACCACAACTCCTGCGGTTGGGGCAGTACAAAATTTACAAATAACATCTATTGTATGTTTAAACGCTGGACAATGGCAACAGCCAACACTAAATTCATCAGCAGAACCTGATTTGAGGGAAGGGGCAACTGAAAATGATGATATGCCTGATACTGAACTTGGTGAAACGCAAGAAATATTAGGTGAGATACCACAAGATGAAGAATCAGATGACCCTCAAGAATTACAAGAAGAAAATTCATCTTACTTTAATAATGAAGCAGAAGAAGTTGAAATAGGTAGTGCAGAAATAATAACTGACCCGCAACCACAACCAACCAACCCAATACCAACAAACCCAGCAAATCCACCATCATCTACCGAAGTTAATGTACCAAAGATAACAAAAAACGTAGGAGCAACGGCACCTCCACCACCTCCCGGTTTGGCTAGTTTTGGAAATGGTAAAATTCCAAAAGAAAAATTAGGAAATATTGATACATCTTATGGTGGTGGTATTTTACATATTGAAGCCGCTAAGATGTATAATAAACTAATAGCCCAAGCTAAAAAAGAGGGAGTTAAATGGAGAGTTTCATCCACATATAGGGATTATGCTGGACAAGTGGCATGTTTTCAGAAATATGGTTCGGGTAGTGCAGCTAAACCAGGATTTTCTCCGCATGGTTGGGGATTATCTTTAGATTTTGGAGAAATAGCTGGTATGCAAGAAGCAAGAGCAAAATCATTGGGAGTAAGTAGAGCAACAGCTGGGCCTGCTAGATACACAAGAGAAAATTCTAAAATATATCAATGGTTAGCAAAAAATGCACCAAACTATGGTTGGTATAATCCATATAGATTAGCTGATAACGCTGGTATGGATGAAGCATGGCATTGGGAATATTGGGGATTCTATACATTAACAAAAGAACAAAGACAAGCATAATATGGGAGCTATACCACCAACTAAAAATCACAATTTATTAATTAATGAGTTTATATCATATGCTCAACAACATTTAAATACGGTAAGTGGCATTGTAAATACAATATCAACATACCCACCATTAAACACACCAGGACCTGGTATAGCTAATTGGTCTGGATATACCGTAGAACCATCTACAAATATAACTGAATTAGTAGAAGAAGTTGATACATCTGAAATAGAAATGACGGATGCGCAACTTATTGAATCCGAAGAAGCATCTTTGGAAGGGGCTGATATAAATGAAGCATCGGCAATGGCTTGGGGTGTTTCTGAAGATGAAGAACCACCAACCGAAGAAGAAAAAGAAAGTGTGGAAACCCGATTAAAAGATGATGCAGAAAAAACTGCAGACCCACCACTTACAGAAGAAGAAAAACCTAAAAATGATATAAAGCAAGAACCTAATTATAAAAGTAAACTAAAAGTTCCAAATGAATTAGTTATTGCTATGAAAAAATATGGGGTTGGAAAAACTCCGTTAGAGCGAGCACATTTTTTAGCACAAACAAACCATGAATCAGGTAATTTTATATATAAAGAAGAAATAGCATCAGGAAAAGCATATGAGGGTAGAAAAGATTTGGGGAATACTCAAGCTGGCGATGGCGTTCGTTATAAAGGAAGGGGATATATACAACTGACAGGTAGAGCAAATTATAACAAATATGGACCTACTGCTGGGGCAGATTTTGTTGGTAATCCAACTATTGTTGCAACAAAGTATTTTGCAGATACGGCCTGTATGTTTTGGAAGTCGAATAAATTAGGTGCTAAATGTGTGGATTCATCTACTACGACAATCAAAGTGATAACGAAACGTATCAATGGTGGATATAACGGATTGGATGATAGAATTAAGAAATTTACTAAGTATTGGGAAGAATTGCAAAAAAATCCAACACTTTGGACATAATTACCAAAAATAACAATTCAAATATTTATAAACATAACAAATAAGTAAGTATGAACACAGACAAATTATTAAAAGCCATACAAATCTTAATCAAAGAGGAATTAAAAGAACAATTACCTGCATTAATTAAGGAAAATGTAAGGGCTGAAATGAAAAAACTGATAGCAGAGGGTAAACAACCTGCTAAACCAAAAAGTACTGGATTATCAATGGCTGCGGCTATGTTAGATGAAGAAACAATCACCGAATCAGTACAAACAAAAATAATTGGAGAAAAGCAATTTAGTAAAAACCCAATAATCAATCAAATCCTTAATGAAACCAAAGGTGGGATACCACAAGGTGATGGTGGGTTCAGAACAATGAATTTTGGGCAAGGTGATATGGGTTCAATAGTAGGTAGAACTGCAATTGCTGAAAAAATGGGATATGGTGATTTAGCAAAAGGACCTTCTCCAACTGGATTGGGTGTAAACACTGGAGTACCTGAATTAGATAAGGCTTTGAATAGAGATTATTCTGAACTTGTAAAAAGATTTAAAAAGAAATAATGGCAATTGTATTAGGACAAAAATTAGTTCAAGACACAAAGAAATTTGATGATTTTGCGATAGGTATAACTTTACCAATCCAAATAGGTAATACTGCTTTTAATCAAAGCTTTAAAACCGCTGAGCAAGCTAGTTCTAATATAAAAAATTTATTACTTACTAAAAGAGGAGAACGTATAATGCAACCTAATTTTGGCAGTGGACTCCAAGAATTATTATTTGATTTCAACGATGATAGTTTGGCTGGAAAAATAGAAGAAACTATAAATTTAGCAATTGAAAATTGGTTACCATATATAACAATTGATACGATTAATGTAGAGGCTTCCAATTATGATAAAGATACAAACACAGTAAAGGTATCTCTTAAATTCGCAGTTTTAGGAAACCCAGATTTAAACACAGTAACCTTTAACGTAGGTATATAATAAATTAGAAAATGTCAGTAACAATTACAAATAGAAATTTCAAAAATAAAGGAAAAGATATAAAATATCTAAATAAAGATTTTGCATCATTTAGAAATAATCTAATTGAATTTGCAAAAACATATTTTCCAAAAACATATTCTGATTTTAATGAATCATCACCAGGTATGATGTTTATAGAGATGGCATCTTATATAGGAGATTCTCTATCTTATTATATTGATGATACATTAAAGGAATCTTTAATGGCATATGCTGAAGACCCTCAAAGTGTTTTAGCATTATCACAATATTTGGGTTACAGACCCAAAGTAACTGCACCCGCAATTACTACATTAAGTGTGTATCAATTAGTACCATCTATTGGAATTGGTATTAATAATAAACCAGATGAGAAATATTATTTGAGAATTAAAGAAGGAATGTTGAGTAAATCAACTAAAGCCGGTATTATTTTTAGAACTACCGATTTGGTGGATTTTTCAGATGAAACAAATAGAGAAATTACAATCTATCAAAGAGATGCAAATACTGGAGAACCATTATTTTATTTAGTTAAAAAATATGTTCAGGCTTTATCTGGGGAATTGAAAGAAAAGCAAGTTACATATACTACATACAGTCCTTTCCAAAAAATAAATTTAGATGAAACTAATATAATTCAAATATATGATGTAAGAGATTCTAATGGAAATAAATGGTATGAAGTTCCATACCTTGCACAAGAGATGGTTTATTTAGATTCACCAAATAATGAAACAAATGACCCAGATTTATATCAATTTAAATCAACCGTACCATTTGTATTAAAAACAATTAAAACACCAAGAAGATTTGTAACCAAAGTAAATCAGGATAATACCACATCTATACAATTTGGGGCAGGTGATTCATCAGCATCTGATGAGCAATTGATACCAAATCTTAAAAATGTAGGTTTGGGATTACCCAATTCTATCAGTAGATTGGAAGAATCATTTGACCCAACAAATTTCTTAAAAACAAAAACATATGGAACATCTCCATCAAATACAACTATGACTGTAAAGTATATGATTGGTGGTGGTGTTGGTTCAAATATACCTGTTGGTGAATTGGTAAGAGTTAATACTATTGAATTTGATGAAGATAATGAATCACTAAACGCATCAGAATTAGCAATATATAATACTGTAAAAAATTCAATTGCCATAGATAATGAAGTACCGGCTACTGGTGGTAGGGGTGCAGAAAGTTTAGAAGAAATTAGACAAAACGCATTAGCAAATTTTGGTTCTCAAAACAGAGCAGTAACTGCAAAAGATTATCAGATAAGAGCATTATCAATGCCAACTAAATTTGGAGCAGTAGCTAAAGCATTTGCCGTAGCAGATGGTACATTGGATAATAACTCACCCGCATCGATATTGGCATCACCAAATAACTTACAAGAGTTTACTGATTTAGTTATGAGTTTTGTAAGTAAGCCCGATGATGAAGAACCTACTCAACAATCAATAAAAGAACAAATAACTAAATTTTTAATTGGTAAAACATCAAACGAAAATGAAAAGAATAATCCATTTGCAATTAACCTATATTTGTTAGGTTATAATGGTAATGGAAATCTTACAAACATTAATAGGGGAGTTAAGGAAAATTTGAAAACCTATATGAATGAGTATAGATTATTGACTGATGGTATAAACCTATTAGATGGGTTTGTTATTAATATTGGAATTGAATTTGAAATAATTGTATTTAGTAACTATAATAAGAGTGAAATTCTTACAAAATGTATAAGTGAATTAAAACAATATTTCAGTATAGATAATTGGACATTCAATCAAACAATTAATTTAAGTGAAGTTGAATTACTAATAGCAAACGTTGAAGGAGTTTCATCTGTACCAATGGTTAAAATAGTAAATAAATGTGGTGGTAGATATTCATCAAATTCATATAATATAGATGCGGCTACTAAAGATAAGATTATATATCCATCATTAGACCCATCGGTTTTCGAAATTAAATATCCGGATTCGGACATAAAAGGTAGAGTAAGATAATGGCATACTATTTTCTAACAGCATCAAAAGATGCATCGGTGTACTTACAACAACCAAACCAAAATACCGGTTTGGATGAGATATTGGAAGTTGGTAAAATTTACTATGGTAATATTAAAGATGTATCTCGTGCTCTTTTAAAATTTGAAGTTGGGTTTTTATCATCTTCCTTATCAAATAATACAATTCAAATGGAAGAAGCTACTCTTATATTAAAAGAAACTAAGAGTGAAGAATTGCCATTACAATATACACTATACGCATATCCAATTTCACAAAGTTGGCAAGTTGGTATTGGTACTAGATTTGATACAATATCAACTCAAGGTGTGACGTGGAATTATAGAGAAGGTGATACTAAGTTAGATTGGTTGCAAAACACTTTAGCAAATGGTAGTGATGCTAATCCAAACAATGGTACTGGTGGTACATGGTATTTAGTAAGCGGTTCAACACAATCGTTTGAATACCAATCAGCAGATATTACAATGGATTTAAAACCAATGTTAAGAGTTTGGATGACGGGTTCTATTCCAAATGATGGATTAATACTTAAATTAAGTGATAGTTTGGAAAACGATACACAAGATTATGGAGTAACTAAGTTGTTTAGTAAAGAAACCAATACAATATACCAACCAAAAATTAGAATAGGTTGGGATGACCAAACATTTGTAACTGGTTCACTAACACAATTAACTGCAAATGATATAAAAGTTGGTATCACCAATTTAAAAAAAGAATATAAGGCTGGTACTTCTCCCACTATAAGGATATTTGGTAGAGAATTGTATCCTCTAAAAACTTTTACTAATTCGTTTGCATATACTGATATTAAATACCTACCACAATCAACATATTATCAAATAAAAGATTTCGCATCAGATGATATTATAATTCCATTTGGTGAGTATTCAAAAGTAAATTGTGATTCTAATGGAAACTTTATAAAATTAAATCTTTCTAATTGGGAGGCTGGTAGAGTATATAAAATAGAATTCAAAATTGATAAAGATGGCGATATTCAATACTTTGATAATGAACTAACTTTCAATATTGTAAAAGATTAAGATGTTAAAAACAGGATTAAAAAACGAACAAAAGGTTGGACAAATTTTAGTTAGTGGCTCATTAGCCATTACAACTAAGAATTCGTTTGGTGTCCATGTATTTAGTGGTTCTGTTGCTGAAGATGGTATTGTATCTGGTAAGTTATCAAGACCAAAATATAAAGAATCGGAACTTTTAAAATCAATAGATACAACAATTATAGAATTAATTCCAGTAGAGGCTCCGCTTTTACCTGAAATGGTTCTAAAAACAATTTACGATGCTGCATTGGTTGAAATAGCTAATAGAGATATTATAATAACACAACTAAATTCGGATATATTAGATTTAAGAGCTAAAGTAAGGGAATTGGAAATAGTTACTCAAAGTTTATTAGTACAATTAGATAGTAAAGATTTAACGGTAGCCGTTTCGGAAAACCAAACACAACAGGCAAATTCAAAAGTTGTTGGTACTATTATAGAACTACAAAACTCTATACAAAAAGCAACAGCAGAATCTATACAAAGAGTTTCATTATTTGCTAGAAATCAAACGTTAGAAAAGCAAGTAGAACAACTAAGAGAAGAATTATTTGGTAAGGCTGCAAAAATACAAGAAGGATTTAAAGTAACTGATGATTTTGCCGCTAAGGTAGCAAATATATCTGATAAACAATATCCTGATATTACATTTAGAGGTAGAGCTAAAGATGATGGTAGGGGTAGATTTATAAACGGACCTGAATTAAGATTATCTAACTTTACCAAAAAACCAGTAACTATTAGATTTACGCAAGATGGGGCTATAGCTGGTATATTCAAAGCAATCTCAGCAATAACATTACAGCCGGGTGAAAATAAAGGAATAAAATTAGAAACAATAGATGGGAAAGTAGATGGTTACAAACCAAGCGCTGGATTTGGATTCACGGGTGATACAGAATATAATGGTAATCTTATTTTAAAATCAGATGTTGGTACATTAAATTTACCTGTTGCTTTACAAAAACAAAGAGGAGACCAATGGGGATAATACAAATATAAAATGGCAGTAAAGAAATTTAAAGATATAATTGATAACAAAGGTTATCGTGTGAACTCAAAAGATAGAAAAATTTTTGAGGAAGGAAACCTGCAATCTTTTTTTGGATTTGGAGATAAAGATGCTATTGAATTTATTGTATATGATATAAATGATAATCAACTACCACAAATAGATGATAAGTTAATTAGGTATATACCACTATCAACAGAAAGTATAAAAGATTATTTTTTAGTAGCAGAAGGTACTCTATTTGAAAAGAATCAATTTCCATCTGAATATTTTATAGATGCGGAACGATTATTAAGAGAAGCCGGATATGATAATGGTATATTCAAAACACAAATTACATTATTAAATAAAAGAGTTGGTAGTGAACAACCGCAAGATAAATTATGGATTTCTGAAATATCACCATCTAGAACTGAAGTTAGATTATTCCCAATAAAAAACTCTGGATTCACAAATACTGAATTGGAAAAGAGGTATAGTATGTTTATTCAAAACCAACAATTTAGAGATGATATAATAAATTCAGCATTTGTTTTTTTAGAAAAAATAACACCTGTAAGTATATCTGATTTTATAAGAAATAAATATTCTACTCAATGGTTTGATAAGTTTAGAGCAGAATATAAAATATCTGATTTTGAAGCGTTGGCAACAAAAATACATATTAAATTTATAGAATCGGCAGGATATTATTTTACCAATAGAAATTCTGATATAAGAAGTAATACCTATGGTAAACCACTAACTACAAGACCAAAACTTGATTTATCTAAAAACGAAATAAAAGAAAGTTGTAAACTATTATTAGCAAAAGCAACGGATTTTTATTTAACTCAATTGGATGTAAAAAGGGATGTTACTCAAAAAGTTGGTTTGGAAGAAAGTTTAGATGATGTTGGTAAGGTTATGCAGAGATATGAATCTGATATTCAAATTAATACTTCATCTCCTGAAAAGAAAATTGTTACAATAGAAAAGAAACAAATAGATGAAAAATTGTTGGAATTCAAAAGACAATTGGAAAAAGAAAGACCAATTAAGATATTACCAATTGATGAACCAATCGTTACATTACCAATAGAAACTCCAATAGACTATCCTCCATATATAGAACCAGAAACATCATCATATCAACCAGTTGTAATTGGAGGAGGTGGCGGCGGTGGCGTTTTTATTGAAAGAGATTTAGGTACTGGATTTGGTAGAGAGCAAGTTTTTGAAAGGGATATGGCTCAAAGAGAAAACATACAGTAGGATATTTATAACTCAATAGGATAACATAAAATAAAAAAATGGCACGAGAAGTAAACGATGAACAAAACCTAAACTCCGAATTTAATAGTTATTTGGTAGATGATTCAAGTCCGGTATTTGGTGTATCATTTGGAGGTGGTTCTGGTGCGGGTGGCTCATCAAACGTTCAAGGTGCGGTTGAATATGGATTTAGTGGTATAGCAATTCCTGTTGTTTCTGATGTTATTTCTAATCCAAATAATTCTAATCAAAATGGTGGCGATACTAATGCATATGTACCAATAACATCGGAACCTGGTAGGGCCAATAGTGATGTATCATACACATTTAGAGTTTCATCAACGGTTAGTAATGCATCTATTTTTATAAACAATGAAAATCTTTATAAAACAACGCCATATACATTTAGAAAATCTATAAGTGAATTATCTCTTTCCGAAAATACAATTACTTTACAAAAAGAGGGATATATATCAAATGAAAAATATGTAATAAGTGTTGTTCAAAATCCAAATTATGATTTTGGTATAAACATAAATCCATACGATAGTCTAATAAACTATTCAACAAGAGGGTTACTTGATTTATCAAACTCATCTGCGGTTTATTCATCTACTCCATTATTTTCTATAAAAATAGAATACATAAATAGTAATGGTGTTCAACCATTCAATTATAATATAGATGATAAAATACAAGTATTAGATTTTAATGAATTTATACTAAAAAAAGAAGAACCTGTTTTAGAAGAACCAATAGTTCAAGAAAATAAAATAACAATAAGTTTAGTTGGAGCTGATAACAGTGTTGATGTAATTTCGGCAAATGCATTTGGGTTAGGACCATCCGAGTCAAAAAGAATTTCTTCTGGAACTACTGAAATTGTAATAAGTTCAAAAAGAGAAACATTAATAAAGAGTGCAGATACATCATTATATAGAATTGTTTCATTACAATTACTACAAAATAATGAAATATTACAAAACATAACTGCAGCTGAAAATGAAAGTTTATCTTTTAATTTTAACCCTAAATCTGGAGATGTTATAAATATAACAACTGAAGGGGTTGTACAACAAGTTTTAGAAGATTTACCAATACTTAGATTAAGTAACCCAGAAACAAAAAGGTTATATAATTTAAATTCAGAATCAGCAGTACCAATTACATTAATTAAAGAAAATAATGTACAAAGTATAAAGGTTTATGTTAATCAAAAAGAGTTCGATTATAATGTACCAGAGGCAAAGGAATTTGTAATATCAATTCCAGCCAATGCTTTTTCTGATATTGGTTCATATAAAGTAATTATTGTTCCATCAAATACGAGAGGTGATGGTGATTTTGTAGAATTAAGTATTAATGCAACTAAAGATGTTTGGGTTGGTGTACCTGATATTAGAAATATAGTATTTCCATCTGAATTATTTGGACCTGATTATGTTGGTACAAATGTTAATTTTAATATTTCATATGAATCTGTAAGTACGGATTATGTAAGGATATATAAAGTAGGTAGCGATAAATTTATAAAGGCATCTGCAAACGGAAATGTAACATTAAATTTTCAACAATTATTAGAGTTAGATTCATCACAAACATTTGAAGATGTAGATAAAATATCAGTCAATTTAAAATTAGTACCATATAATGAAAGTGGTAAAGAAGTTGTAATTGGTAAAGCGGAAACAATTACTATAAATTTTGATAAAGGTGATTTAACAATACCAAGAGAAGTTGCTATAAGTAGAATTGCAGAAGCGTTTATTAATCAATTTGATGATAGACCATTTCAAATAGATTCATCCAAATATCTTACACACTTATTACATATAGGAAATGGTGATAACAAAGTAATTACAACTTGGACAGGAAGTCAAGGTTCATTGATATTAAAATTATATGAACCAATACCAACAGCAATACAACCCAATCAGCAAGTTTGGATTTCAAAATTGCAAGCAAACCCAATTGTTGAAACCATAACAATAAGTGGTGTTGATACATCATTTTGTCCACCACTAAAAGGCCCTAATTTTTCATTGGAGCCTGATAATGGTATTGGATTTAAAGTTTATGATGAACTTATATCCAGTGGTTCTGTTACCTCTATGGATTTAATAAATAAATTCGCAGAACAAAACGCAATAGATACTGAAAAATTAAACATACAATATGTAGCTAATTCAGAGTACAGTTGGAATAATTTTGTACACTTTGGCTCTGCTGAAGAAAGAGTTAATAATTTTTATTTTAAAATAAAAATACTACAAGACTTAAGATTAAAATATCAAGGTTTAATAGCTGATACGTTTATAAATCCATATCAATATTTAAATTCTGCATTATTAACAGAAGTATCGGAAGAACTTACTACGGAAGATTCTCTATACACTATAAACTGGGAAGTTTATGTAGAAAAGGGATTTTCTCAGGCAGAAGAAGCTAAAAGATTGGCAGAAAAAATAAATAATTTAATAAGAGGATTTGATGGGTTTGAAAAATGGTTGTATAAAACCGAAGATACACTTGCATTTCCTAAAGAAAATTATTTAGCACCAACTGGTATAACGTATAGAGTTTTAAAAAGTTGGGATAGTAATGATTCTATTAATTGGTTTGAATATGCAACCCAATCCGGTGGAACATATGATGCGGATAATACCAATTCAATGAAAAATAATATGCCTGAATATTTGGTAGAAGATAACGAAAATTCAGATTTCTTATTATTTTTGGATATGATAGGACAGCACTTTGATATATTGTGGTGTTACATAAACGCATTAAAAGCAAATAAAAATTTAGAACATAAACAAGATATTGGTATTTCAAATGCAATGGTATATCAGATGCTTGATTCTATGGGATGGCAGGGGAAACGTGCATTTGATTCACAATTCCTTTGGGAATACGCATTTGGTACAAATGAAGCTGGTGTTCCTAAATATAGTAGAAGTTTGGAAGATGCTAATAACGAAGTTTGGAGAAGAATCCTAAATAATTTACCATACCTGTTGAAACATAAAGGAACTGGTAGAGCTATGAAAGCTGTAATGGCCTGTTATGGTGTACCCCAATCTATGTTGACTATAATGGAATTTGGGGGGCCTCAAGACCCAACCAAAGGTGGTACTACTCAATTCACATTTGATGATAGAACGGCAGCAATTTATTTAAGTGGTAGTTCTAATGTAAAAATACCTTGGAAAGTAATATCTGGGTTTGGTGATTATCCAAATGCAGTTGAATTTAGAATACAACCAACGTATAAACCAACAACACAATATACACTAATATCCGGCTCTGAATGGACTTTGGATTTAGTAAAAACAACTGGTTCATTTGCTAAATTAGAATTAAACTTTGGTGGTGACCAATCAACCAGTACATATTTCTCTGAAAGTATTGCACTAACGGCATCATATTATATTGAATATATAGATGATGAACCATACGCATATGGACCTGATTTAAAAACAGGAAGTTTAGATTTCCCTGTATCAACTGAAAATTATACAAATGTATTAATCAATAGACATAATAGTCCTGATTCATCATCTTGGTTTGAGGTTTGGTTGGCTACATCAAATGGAAGTAGAATAACTACTTTTGTTAGTATGTCATTGGCAACTGATGATACTCAATGGGAAACTGGTTCTTACTTACAAATTGGTGGTAATGGGTTTGATGGTAATTTGGATGAATTCCGTTTATGGAAAACGCCTTTACAATTAAGTAAATTCCAAAACCATACGTTATTCCCAGATTCAATTAATGGAAACTCATACACAGCATCAACAGCGGATTTAGTATTCCGTTTAGATTTTGAATATCCAAAAGATAGAAATTTAGACCCTAACATTAAAAACGTAGCAATCAACGAAAGTTATGGTGAGCAATACGCATCGGCTAGTAATATGTGGGTTAATACAACCTATCCATATCAATACGTTCCATATGATAGAACTGTAACTGCAAACGTACCATCTTTAGGTTTAACTTATTCTAATAAGATAAGATTTGAATCAGCATCTTTAGTTACTGATTTATCTTATAAAACAAGAGCAACTAAAAAAGCATTTGACCAAGCTCCAATAGATACGAATCGTTTAGGATTATTTTTATCTCCAACTAAGGAGTTAAATATGGATATCTTAAAAGCATTTGGTGACTTTAACATTGATAACTATATTGGAGACCCATCAGATGAATATAAAGATAGTTATAAATCTTTAGCTGATTTAAGAGAATATTATTTTCAAAGACTTGGTAATAGAGATATATACGAATACATACGATTGGTAAAATATATTGATAAATCGTTGTTTGATGTATTATCAGATTTAGCGCCCGCTAGAACAAATATATCAAAGGGATTATTAATTGAACCACATTACTTAGAGCGAAGTAAAACTAAATGGACTAAGCCAGAATCATTGAGAAATGATTATGAAACAAATATAGATACTAGAGATGATACTAATATTGATTTAGAATATGCAGTTAAGAATTCTATTTTAGATTTAAGTGATTTAACTGAATTTGGTGTAGAATTACCTAACTATGATACAACCTTAGAAGCAAATGATAATATCTTATTAGAAGGTACAAATCCTAGCTATCATACTAACATAGTTTATAATTTAAATGATAACATAAAAACTGAATTCCCAACGTATCCTAATACTGGTTCTGCTAATATATTCTGCCCAACTGGAGAAACATTACTTGGAAGCGTAGATGTATTTTCTTCTATACAAATTGGAATGGAAAGAGATTCTTTAGCAAACGCTGGATTTGGATTATATGCTAAAAAAGGAAATGGTTTAGTTAGAAATTGGGAAGGTGTATTTGGTAATTCCGAAACAACCGGAAGTAGAAAATCGATGTTTTTGGTAAAAGAACAATATACTGAATTTGAACAAATCCAAATATCAGGGTATCCGGTAGCGGGGTATCAACCGGGTGACCAGGTAAGATATAGAAAACAACCTGTAATAAGGAATAAATACAGAGTATCAATTTTACCTTTTAGTGGTAGTATTGAAGTTGGAAACGATGTTGTAGAGGTACAAGCTATCAATGGTTACTTACCAACACATTATCGTTTTAAGAATAATTTATCAGAAGGATTACAACGTTCATACTTTAAAGGTTCACAGCAAACAATAGCTACAACACCTGACGGGTTGGAGCCGGTAGAAACATTCTCAACTAATCCTAACATTCTTAGAGTGGCTAAGACAGGTAGAGGAAGTGGTGAACCAATACTTGAAGTAGATTAAGATTGAAAATATTAATTGGTTATATTTATTTTAGAAATAAAGCATTAAAAAATAAT